CCGTCATCAAGGCCGCCGTCGAAGCGGCGGGAAAGACGTTCGTCCGCGACGAAGAACCGGACGCTACCCGCGACGGCGTGGTGGTGATGACCGACGGTAATCCGGGTGAGCCGGAGGTGCTGTTGTCGCCGCGCCGCTATTGCTGGCTGCACAAGGTGGAATTCGAAATCGCGGCCAAAGGCAAAAACCGCAAGACGGTGGTGGAAGACATTATAAAGCTGTTCGAGCCGGCGCTGGCGGCTGATCGCACGCTCGACGGTGCCGTCGACGGGGTATCGATCGAAGACCCACCCGACGGTGCCGACTACGACGTCGACGGCGCCGAAACCGAGTACTCGGCAGTGGTGAAGATTACGGCGGACTATACGACCGACAGCGCCGCCGGCTGACATGCGCTCAAGCAACGAAGCTCTTTAAGATGGCGCCGCGATTTCGGGTCGAGCGCAAGACCAAGCTGCGCGAGGTCCTCGCCGCGATCAAGGACGACATCGCGGCGGGCGCGACGGCGGCGATAGGGGAGGTCCAGTTGGGCCTCAAGGGCGAGTTGCGCCAGCAGGTGAACGCGGCAGGGCTCGGCGGCAAAGTCGGCAAGTCGTGGCAGGGTGTCACCTATCCGGTCGGCGGCAAAGTGAGCCTGTCGCCGGCGGCGTTCGTTTATTCGAAGGCGCCGAAAATCGTCGATGCCTTCGAACGGGCGCCGACCATCCGGACCGTCAACGGCAGAAAGTATCTCGCCATTCCGACCGCCAACGTGCCGAGGACGGGAACGCGCGGACATCCGCCGATGACGCCGACGGAGGTCGAAACCGCGTTCAACCAAGACCTCAAATTCGCCCGCGCCGGCAACGGACGGCTGATCGCCTATATCGACGCCGGAGGCTCAGCGAGCGGCGTTCGCAAGCTGTCCGGCAAGCAACTCGGCCGGCTGTATCGCGGCAAAGGCGCCCCAGCGCGGCATGTCCAGGTCGTGATGTTCATCCTGACGCCGACGGCGAAGATGCCGAAACGGCTCGCGGTCGACGACGCGGCAGCACATTGGGCCGATCAAGTGCCCTCAATCCTGGAGCGCGCCTTAAGCGACGCTCGATAACAACGATGCAATAGGAGGCAGACATGGGTCGTGCACGCGGCGCCAATGCCCTGATGGCGTTGGCTTTCGAACCTACGTACGGCGTTCCGCCAGCGGCGAACTTCTTTCAGATGCCGTTCGCCAGCGACGATCTCGGCGAAGAGCAGGGCCTGATCGCCAGCGATCTGCTCGGCGCCGGGCGCGATCCGTTGCCGCCGTCGCTCGACGTGATCAAGAACGAGGGCTCGATCGGCGTGCCGGTGGATCTACGCTATTTCGGCCAGTGGCTGAAGCTGCATTTCGGCGCTCCGACGACGACGCCAGGCCTGCCGGCGACGGGGTTCTATACCGCCAGCGCCCAGCCGACCAACAATTCCAAGATCACCGTCAACGGTTCCGACGTGACCTTCGTCAACGGCGCGCCGGCGGCGGCCCAGGTCAAAATCGGCGCGTCGCTGCTCGACACGCTGACCAATCTGGTGCTCTTCCTCAATGCCAGCGCCGACGCCAACATCACGCCGGCGACCTATGCGCTCGACGTCAGCGGCAACAAGATCACCATCCAGCACGACACCATCGGCACCGCCGGCAACGCCTTCACCATCACCGCCGGATCGAGCCCGGCGTCCAACATGACCGCGTCCGGTGCGACGCTGGCCGGCGGCGCGGCGACAGGTGCTTACAATCACGTCTTCGCTTCGGGCGCGCTAACGTTGCCGTCCGTTGCGATCGAAGTCGGCAATCCGGACGTGCCGAGCTATGCCATGAATTACGGCGTGCGGTCGGACAAGATTGCGATCAATTTGCAGCGTTCCGGCTTGCTCAATGCGACCATTTCCTACGTCGCCAAGGGTGAAGCCGCCCGCACGGGAGCGACAGCCGCCGGTACGCCGGCGACCTATGCGTTCACGCGCCTGTCGCAGTTCATGGGGCAGGTGTCGCGGGCCGGCGTGCCGCTGGGCGATCTGGTGTCCGGCAATTTCACGGTCGCCAACGGCCTGGACAAAGTGGAGATCATCACCGGCGACAGCCGCATCGCCGATGCGGATCCGGGTGCCTGCACTTACACCGGCCAAGCCGTGTGCCGGTTCAAGGACACGGTGCTGCGCGACCTGGCGACCAACGGCACGCCGATCGACCTGTCCTACGGCTGGAAAATCGCGCTCGCCAAATCGCTCCAGTTCGTCTTCCACGAAGTCTACCTGCCGCGCCCGAAAATGAGTCGCAGCGGCCCAGGTGGCATCCAGGAAACCTACGACTGGCAGGGTGCGAAGAATGCCGTGGTCGGGCGGGCTTGCACGGTGACACTGGTCAATGACGTGGCGAGTTATGGGTAGGTTTGTATGTCCGGAATCGCGAATATCTTTGTTTTTGAGATAAGATCGCAAAGGCGCCAATAGTTGCCATTCCCGCGGTCGGCAGAATTTATGCTATCCGGGACGCCGCAGTTTGTGAAAAGTTGGAAGCCGCCTTTCGGGAGCTAGCGGCTTCGACTAGCCTGATCTTGAGATGGTTCTGGGTGGGGGTAATGCAACCAGATACGAGCTTCATATTCCTCATAAGCGTGCCGGATGGTGAACCTGAGAAGGCAACCATACTTCAAGGGTTTGCTCCAAGTTTGTGTGAGCATTCCTCCCTTTTGCGTGGACTACTTGGAATGCCGTCCGATCTACTCGAGGTGAATGCTGATGAAAGGGATCTACTTCTGGCAAGACGGATGGCAGGCGAAGCGCCGATCCACTGGCAGCCCCTATCTCCGAGAGCGATCAGGAGGAGTTTGCCTGGAGCGGAAACGCCATTCGTCGTAGTTGTGGTTTCACCCGGAGACGAGGTTGCGCCATACATCGAATGGAAGAACGCCTGCAAGGCGCCCCCACTTATCGTCGCTGAGAATGGTGGTGACATCCAATTTGGAGACTTCACCATCACGGCCATGTACGCACACTTCATCGAGGTGTGCGACAAGTTGAAATTGGATTGGGGTGAAGAAGTTGCCGAGGTATTTCAAAATATTCTTAAAAACCCGACCAGATTCCCTGCGCGCGAACTGGACTATAAAGTCGGTGGCCATAATGCATTTGCTCCAAACCTAATGGCGCTCTCTGTTGCCGGATTCGATGACATGGTCGAGGGTAGATTTGATCGCCAACACGAAGGCAGTCGGGGCTACATCGAAGGCATTGTGCAAACGACCAATAGCGTTTTTGACGAGCGTGAAAGAATTGGTCCCCGCGATCTACATCGAACATTCCCGATCAAGCCAGACCTGATGTTGTTCGCCCCATCGATGTACTCACATCTCCGCGAAGTTCCCGTTCTGGGCAACGGAAAGGACAATGACATTAAGATCATTGATCGCGGTCTTCAGATTTTGCTTGGGCAGCGGGGATACGCCTTCGAAACGGTACCAGAAAAAATGGTGGCAGCGGGCATTATCATCGACGGCGGGAAGATAACGCCAAACCCCCTCATTGGCTTACGTCAGAAAGAACTGTTTCTGAACACTGAGATCGTGGGCTTAATGGCCGCGTCCGAGTTGTCCGCAGTTGTACGTTTGCCCAATGAAATCAATCGAACTGCGGGCCAAGTTAGGCAATTCGCGGCACAACACCGAAGCGAAGATGATCGAGATCGGAAGCGGTTAAAGGCATTCAGAGATGTGCAGGACCGCATTAAGGAGGCGGTTCCGAAAGAGTTTATGGCGCTCATAAAAAGATCAAAGACTGGCATTCGGATAGTTTCGGATGCACCCCTTGAGTGGCTTGATATTGATGGTGTTCCGCTTAACCTCGCAAGAGAGACTTCGCGTATACCAACGACGCCCGGGAATGCGTTCGTATCCCAAATTCTACCCCAACCAATATATCGGCTCCGGCCCGATGCATTTCGAGAGATACTTATAGTCAATGCCGTCAAGAGGACGGACCCAGTCTATCCGTTCTTCGTGAAATCAATGGAGACCTTCAACGGTGCGCTGCAAGGAAAAGTGTCGCTCAAGCAGGTAGATGTCAGTTCTCGTAAAGAATTTGTGGAGGCATTAAATGGCTTCGATGGCGCCTTCATGATTTTCAATGGCCACGGTGAACATGAAAAGAACGGAGCTGGAAAGCTCTGGCTTCAAGATGAGCCCGTTGACGTGTGGTCCTTACGCGATGAAGTACCGCGCTGTCCGCCGATTGTTTTGCTAAGCGCATGTGACACTCATGCGGCGGACCGAAATCATGCGACGACTGCTTCAGGTTTTTTAACACTGGGCGCCATAACTGTGTTGGGATCATTTTTCCCACTGCCCGCTATGGCGGCGGCCATCTTTGCGGGCCGCCTAATAATGCGCGTAATTGAGTTTATACCTGCGGTGATTCATGACTTTGGGCGCGTCGTGAGCTGGAGTGAAGTTGCGAGCGGTATGCTCAAGATGACATTGCTGACAGACTTTTTGCACCGCCTACAAGCGGCGAAATTACTCACCCTTGACCAGTATATTGCTGTCCACATGGACGGCAATGGCTTCATTAATATTCATACTGACAACGCGCCGTTTGAGAAAGTAATCCGGGCCTTGGTAGCGCTTGGACTACCAGAAAACCAGGTGCGTTCAGAGTTTCGTACTGCCATCGCTTGTTCGAGCGCTATTAGCTACGTCCAACTTGGCAGGCCTGAAACAATTATTTTTGATACGGAGGAACGGCTAACGAAGCAGGGAATGGAATTGCATGAGGCCTATTTAGCGAAAGATGCCGCTGCCGCAAATTAGATGTGAAGAAAATGCGGGAGCAGGATCGCTTCACATATCCAAGCCCGTTCGCTACTCCGATCATCGCCAATAGGGTAACTGTTGGTGCAATCCGGACCTAATCGCGCCGCCGGGAATGACCGGAGACAGCGGCAAGGTGAACCGTCGTTGTTGGTATGGCGACCGTCCTTGCTAGCCCTTTGTAAATCGCAAAAAAAATTGAACTACGGAAGCAACGTTGGAAAAACAGCGCTTGAGCTGGTGCAGGGCGCGGTTTGCGTCTGCACGCGTGCCAACCCTCACAAACCCGAAGGAATCTGCTGATGTTGAAGATCTCAACCGAAGCATCCGAACCGATGGTGCTGGACGCATCGAAACTGGAGCCGCCATTTCGTCCTATTCCCGGCTTCGTGGTGCATGCGAAGCGGCCGAACCCGGCCATGATCCTGACGGCCAGGGCCGCCGCGCGCAGTGCGCGCCAGCGGGCGCTGGAGGTCGCCGGTATCGTCATGCCAAGTGATCCTGCGGCGGCGGGGAAAATCCTCGCCGATCATCCGCAAATCCAGGCGGCGGGCGAGGAAGCCTTTACGGTGGCATTGGCGGTAGCGGGCATCGTCGCCTGGGACGGCGTGATCGGCCCCGACAACAAGCCGCTGAAGGTAACGCCGGAGAATATCCGGGCTGTGCTGCAGAACCAGGCGGCGTTCGATTTTCTGGACCGGATGTATGTTGGCCCGGCGCTGGCGCAGGATGAAGAAAAAAACGCATCATCGCCCTCGCGCAGCACCACTTCGCGCAGGGCGAGGCCTACTGCGAAGGCTGCCGGCAAACGCGCGGCCGGACCTGCACCGAGTG